CCTTACCAAATACTGTACCGTCCCCAATATGAAAAATACTACCAAAACCAAACGGGTTGTTAATACCCGTACCGTTAGTATATGTGTTGGCTAGTTGACCTGATCCTCCGTCTGCTGGCAAGAATGAGATTGTTTCATTAAAAGCAAACGTTTTATATCCGCCCGCAGAAGTGCCACCATTAAAAGATGAATTAGCTACGGTACCACCATTAAGATATTTTACAAGCAGTACATTTGAATCACCGGTTAAGCTCGCCTGAGTTCCCGGTGCTGCAGCTACAACCTTAGCGCGGACACCTGATTGAAGTCCAGTAACAATACCGTTAGCGAACACAGTAACGTCAACAGTATTTGCACCAGGATCTTTGTCCTGCAAGCGAACAAAAGCAACGTTAGCATCGTACTGGAAAGCACAGCCTTCTATGACTGTACCTTCTTTAAAGATATTGTCTCCAAATCTAGCAATCTGCTCATATATCATAGACTGAAGCTGAGTAAGCTCTCTAGTCTGAACAGCTAGTCCTGGCTTAAATAACACACGGTGGTAATCTTTACCCTCCGCGACATCTTTATAATCGTCGAAGTAAGGAGATTTATTAAAATCTGTTTCTAGCGCCATTTGGCTCTCCTGTTAAAACTTCACAGTAATAGTGATGTTTTCTGTTTGGTCAATATCTCTTACAATTGCTTGTCTGTTAACGGTGTAAAGTACCTCGCCCCTATAGGGTAAAAGGTCACTTAAAGTTATTCCATTTGCTGTCATTGTTGTTCCACTGCTATTGGCAGTTAATAATTCATTATTACTAAAGGTCCCATCAACGTTTGTCAAAAACAGCACATCAGTATTTGAAACAACGTCTCTATCAAAAGTTACAACTCGACCCTTAACGCCACTGGTTCCTCCAGTAACAAACTCATCCTGCAAGAACGTTCCAGATTTAGCAAATGATCCTATTCTTGTGGTTTGATTATATCTTAAATTTGTCGCTACGCTTCCTGCTACATCACCTAAACCAGAACGTCTTACAATTGGGTTTTTTAGTAGCCCGTATATTCTAAAATCGTTATTAGCAATCAAAGTAGGTCCATCACCAGACAAGTTGCTACCACCAATCAACTGAGTGTTGATTACTACATTAGTAGCATTAAGCTCTGATACTGGGTCTGATCCATGACCTCCGAGAGGAGACAAATAAGGAGTTGCTAATGCTCCTGATCCTCTCAACGTACTACCTGATGCACTATATGATGGAATAGTGGCAAATACCCTGGAGTAATTTGATCCAGGATTAATTACTGTAGTGTTGGCTAGTTGACCACCAATCACCTTAGCCCATGCTGTTGCATCTGAACCATCTCCAGTAATATTTATACGTGGTCCAATATGAAAAGTACTTGTGTTGTCTGGTGTTGTAGTAAACGATTCAGATGTTATAGCCGTAGACGTGGCACCCAACCATTGAGAAATAGTTTTAATTTGTCCTGCACCAGTACCACCTGTTATATACAAATTATAATTGTTGTAAAAACCATCAGTTTGCTCAACATCGATATCTAACAAAGTAACTGAAGTTGAATTTGATCCAAGTACAACATTACCCACAGCTGTTAAATAATTGTTACCACCGTTGGTAACTTCAATTACTTCAACCGAGCCTCTGACAGCAGCTGCAGCAACAGCTTCCTGAGGACTTAACGAATCCCCAACTCTTTTTGCAGGTATAAATGTAGCTGTTTGATATTTGTTTTGTTCAGCTGGAGTAATATTGTACATAAACTTCCAGATGTATCCATCACTGGTTGTAATCTTTGAAGTTGATTGTCCAGTAGGTTTGACGGTAGATTGCCCACCTTTGTTGTTATAAAGACACTTGTAAACATTGTTTTCAGTTGTATAAACATAGTACTGTTTAGTGAATAATTGACTATCAAAGTTATTATATTGTGCGTATACAGTACCGCTTGTCCAATCGTATCGCTTGGCCGCAAAAATAACATCGTTGTTGGATATTTTCTTTAAGCCAATCATTCCCCGCCATACATCATAATCGCTATATTGAATAGTATCAGTTATGGGATCCGGATTACCAGCTCCATTGGCCCATGGGTGTACGTGAGAAAAGAATACGTATAGCTGATCGTCACCTCGTGATACTTGACTTTTAAAAGTATCTGCAATGTGAAGGTTGAATCTTCGAGTTAACTTAGCAGGCATGATTAAATATTACCGTCGTACGTGTATCTGAATATTCCGTTTGCAAGAGCCGATCCTCCACCAAATGGTGTCGTAATAGTCAGCACTGTATTACTTACTACAGCATCTACTATATATGTCGTGTTGCCCGTAGCACCTGGGTCGATATCTTGAATTTCAATAGTTGATCCACTCTTAACCACTGTTGTAAACAATGTGTTGTTACCAGTTACGGCGAGTGGTGATCCTACTGATATAATTATGTCAGTTAACAGATCTGTTATAGGCGTTGCAAGGAATGGATCAATAATTTCATTGTTAGATACACTTACTGTACCATCACCTTGCAGCAACGCAAGAGTAGTTTGCGGCACTGATGTTGTAGATCCAATACTTGGCAAGTCAAATGTAAATGACAACGTGTTATCAGTTGCAACTATTGAGCCAAATTCGGAGCTAGGTAGAATAGTACCAAGATCAATGTTAAAGTTAAGTTGCGGTGATGATACTACTGTAGTTGCATCGATCGCACTAACATCGAATCCAAACGATACAATATTTGTGTTACTTACAAATGTTCCGTGTTGTACCGGACCACCGTATACAGAAGAGCTTGGTAATATTGTACCAGATTCAATAGTACGGCTAAGCACCGCATCTGTAGAGAATCTTGTTGTAGAAGGTATAGTAAGCTCTGTATTAGTTTGAGCTTTAATGAGATTCAAGTAAATATGTTCTTCAACAGTAAAGTTATCTACGAAATCAATTTCATCTTGAAGGTCTATTTGGCCAAATAATTTTGATCCCGCAGGGTGCAATACGTTTTTAACTATATCTTTATAAACCTGCAAACCTTTTTGAGATTTAATTACGTAACTATATTCTTGATAATAATAGTTGTCTTGTAGTCTCATGTTCCAAGATAAGAAACCACGAGAATCTGTAAACCGTCCTATAGTTTGTGATACACCTGATACAACTGCAGTTGCAACAGCATTGTTGGTTCCTGGTCTAGTTGTATTTTCAATAGTTACTGGAAAAACTGAACTATATAACGATCCACCATTGTTAACAGTAACGTCTGTAATTGCTCCAGGAATAAACACTGGTGATATTACAGCATTCTTTCCTAAGTAACCACCACTACCATCACTTACTTCCAGAACAGAAATAACGGAATCAACAGTTGACACGCCTGGAAGATTGACTTCGTAGTTACCAGTACTTACAGAAATTGCATTTACAGAACCAACAGTTTCAGCAATAGTTCCTAATGCGCTACCCAAACTAGTGAATGCGTTTGAAGATGCAAGGTTAGCACTTGCTAGAACTGTGTTAGCGGAACCACCATAAGTTTGACCAAAACCAATTCGTGTGTTGGCTACTGTAGCAATTTTATCTGTGTATACAAAAACATTTGCATATGGAGGTCCGATACTTAAAACGGTTACGGAACCACCACTACCTGTACCACCAGAAACTGTTGCCGTGGTACCTTTTGGAGTTCGATCAGCGGCTGAACCTCCAACCAGTAAACCTGATCCGTTTGCAGCTAGCGGAGTAGTAACTCTGTAGCCGCTACCGCCATTAGTAACTCTAAATGTAACAGCAGAAGGTTTGGTACCCGATACCACACCGGTAGCTCCACTACCTACCGATGAAATAAATCTAACCGAGTCTCCAAGTTGATGGCCTGACCCACCCCTGTTAGTTTCTGGGTTAGTGAAAACAGCATCAACCAAAGCACCTTGGGCGCTTGTAATTGCACCGCTGACGCCGTTGTCAGCCAGTATAATTTCATTATCCCTAAACGATCCAACAACGTTGGTAATTGTAAATTGTCTTACTTTAATGCCAAGTTGAATAGTTTGTGCAACAGCGGTACACCTGCCTCTCGCATTAGACGTCTGACCGGTCACAAATTGACCAACCATTGAATCTATGTCGCCAACTATAGGATCGTGTATATTAACTAGCTGATCCCTGACCCACCTACCATCAGATGTTTTTAAAATAAAATCGGCTGGATTAACAAAATCAATCTCTTCATCATATAAGATTCTAAACAATAATTTAAACGATAACTTAGACCCCTTAGATTGATACAGGTCTTTTATTCTTTTAACTACCAGTCTCTTATCGGCTAATATTTCAGAAGGAAAATCACTTAAAACTTCCCTACGAAAATATTCATAAAAACCTGACAACGTAGTGGTATCAATATCTTGATTTTTAAGCAGGCTCTTTGACGCATCGGTCACTTGACCAGTAGTTTCCATCCATTCATAGTAAGCCTTGAGGAAAGCGACTAACTTTGGTCCCTCCTCACGCAGGTATTCAGGTACCTGACTTTCAATGAACGATGAAACTGTCTTATCTGTAGCCATCAGTATACATACGAGCTTTGGTTAAGTCCAACATCTGAAGGCGATGTAGATTGAGTTGTCGACAATGAACTGGTAGAAGAAGCCACAATACGGTTTGTTTTAGTGTCTGTAACTGAAACAAATGCATCTGCCAACAAAAGTATCTGGTTTCTTATTGTGTTGATATTTTCTCGTCTAGGTGTTGCAGACACTCTAATTGAATCGGTTTGATATGCAGATATTCGTATACTAAAAATATCAACTGTACCAGCATTATAGTCAACTACACCTGCATTTCGATTAAGGTATACTCTATTCCCACCTTGGAGTCTATAGATCCTAAGTGCACCTGACCCATTATCATCAAAATAACAAGTTACTCCTTGGTGGGTAAATCCAGTACTGGATATAGTGTAGCGGTGGCCAGGATGAGGATTGAACATAGGATTATTGAAGTTAAGAGTATACGATGTTAACACATTACCAGTAACGGGAATAAATCTTTTTTGCATTTTTGAGCTTACAGTAACTGCAACAATACTATCATCCAATTTAGCTAATGCATTGGATAATCTATAGTCATAAAACGTTTGATTAAATAGACTTAATTCGTTGTCTTGGAAAGATCCTAATTCTGTATCGACCAACGAAATTAATTTGTCAGCTGATTTTGAAGTAAGGTTTGAGTTGTAGGTAACGTTTACCGTTGGTACAATGTATAGGAACGTTGCATCAACAAATACAGGCTCTAATGTAAGAACATTGAACTCGTCTAACAACGTAACTAACTCCGACTTACGAAGATCGGTTAGGATATTAGCTCCAATAGGTTTTGCGCAAATGTAAACTTTTCCATAAATTGGTGGACTATTGTCTTCACCGCCCCATGTACTAACTGCCTGTAAGTCTCTTGCTTTGTTAATTAATAAGTTCCTATAATCGTTAGCTGTGACAGCTCGATTTTGAGACGTGTAGCTCTTTGGAGCATTAAACTTAATACTTTCAATTGATTGTGGATTAGCGCCACCTGTAGCTCTAGAAGTGACAGATTTTGTGTAGCTGTGGCCACCAATAGTAGAAGGACCATTAAACGTGTTTATTCCATTAGGTGTTGTACCATTGCACACCCGATAATTTAGCTTCACGATATTACCATCAGTTAAGTTTTTACCAAGAATACCATCGCCAAACTCTACTTCGAAAGCACCATCATTATTTTCTTGCAAATAGTAAACAGCGCTGTTACCTGTAACACCTGTAATTGCGCTAGCGAGGACATAATTTTGAGATGAAGTATTAGAACTTGACTGTTGTACGTTTACTACTAGGGTTTCTGTATCACAGCTCTCATTGCTTAGCAAATACCTGACCGGAGCATTACTGTTTACAGTATACGATTCTTGAACGGGATTGCCTTCTCTGATAGAAACACTTCCAATGTAATTTGTGTTTGCGTCTGGTAGTATTGTTATTGATGCTTCAGTAGAAAAAGTATATGTAATTCCATCTGATGTTGAAGTAAACTGAGTATTCGACGGAACAGTAATAGTAGCTGGAGCTCCAACAGGCTCAAACTCCAATCTTAGAGAAGCGCGCGCTCCTTTAGCAGAGCCTGGGGTAAAGCCTAACATCTTAGCACGAGAAACAATATTGTTACGAATCAATGCACTGTCAAGGAACATTTCATTCGCAACCATGTTGGTATAGATTGAGTTATAGTACGTATTGTAAGCTAGCAGATGCAGAATAGTCTGCATACCCGAAGCTTCAAAATCGTAATCTTTGAATTGAGTCTGACTAGACAGAAACGCTTGCAGATTGCCTTTTATCTGATCAAAGTTAATGTCTGTAACTATAAGTGCGTTATTCGCTGCCATTATCGTACTCTTTCTATTGCTACGTCTAATTCAACTGGGAACCTCTGATTTACAATCATAAACTTTATGGTAATAAAAATACTGTTTGAATCCGGACTAACAGTCACGTCAACACTAGAAACCGTAGCTCTCGGCTCAAAACTTCTAATGGCGTCCTCTATTTGAGCTTTAAGAAGCTCATCTAACAAAGGATCATCTGCATTTTCAAATAGCTGTGCCCTTATATTGCCACCAAAAAGTGGCTCGTAAGGACGCTCATAGTAGTTGGTAAGAATAAGATTACGAACAGCTCTTTTTACTGCATCCGCATTCTTAAGCACGGGCAACCGTCCAGTAACTGGATGAGGTGTAAACGTTACACTTACATCACTAAAAACTACATCACGTATTAAAGGATGAGCTGCACCGTTGTCGGCCATGTAAATTCCAAGTTATTTTTATTTTATTTATCGCTGTTCTTAGCGTCTTGTATCTCTTGTCGCAGAACTTTACACAACTTTCCAATCTCAGAAAGAGATTTACGTGCTCTTGTCCCAGCAGATTTGTTGCCACCCTCGAATTTTTCAAGTTCAGCAAGTAAAGTTTGATAGTGATTTTCCATTAATTGTTTAGTACTCATTTTGTTTTCCTTATTATGGTGCAAATACTGAAATTTCAAGTGGGTCACCGTTTTCATCTAAAACAGTAACAGTGGTAGAAGCGGGTGGTGGTGGTGCAGTAGTTGAAATAGTAAAGTTACCGTTTTCGTCAGTAGAGGCTGTACCGGTAACGTCACCTGTCATTGTGAGGCTAATAGAAACGTCTTCAAGTGGAGCTGCACCATAGGCAGCTACGTCACTTTTAAATTGTTCTTTGGCTCCATTGGCCACACTTTGTACCAAACTTCTTGTTCCTTGGCTAATATCAAATGCAGGAGGTTTACCGGTAACCAGTGCTAGATCTGTCTGAAAAGTATTTAACTGTTTTAACAGGGGATCTATTTTTGGGTTAGCTTCATTAATAGCGGCCACCGCCTCATCAACAACAGTCTGTAAAATAAACGCATCCAACCCTTCAGCACACAGCTTTAGTTTCTGTTCTGCAGCCTGAGCAGCGTTGATTAGTTGTTGCAACGCATCCAAGAAATAAGCCAGCTGGATAAGTATGTCGACCAAAGCCATAATCTGTGGACCGAGATACATAGATACAAATTTCTTGACCCAAGAAATAATCTTTAATGGGTTAGAAGGTATCTTAAGTAACTCACCATATGGGGTACAATCAGCCGCGGCTCGTTGATTGGCTAAAATCATATCTATCATGGTTTGAATACCTTGCTTAATAAGCTCCTGTATAGTAGCACAGTCAGTTGCTCTTTCAATTTGCCGCGCGGCAGCCTTTATCTCTTCGACTGGCAGCTGCAGATCAACCATGCTACCAATTTCAAACGTTACCTCACCGCTCTCATCTACCTGAAGATTAGACTCGGCCTCTACTCTAAACGGCCATCCCTCATCTTCTGCAAAGTTTCTTTGATCTGCATCATCATAA